AAAGAGAGAAGTAATGTATATTAAAGATGAAAACAAATGGGAAAAAGAAAATGAAGAAAAGAATAAGCTAAGAAAGATAATAAAAAAAATTGCAAATAAAAATTCTAGGTTACTTCCACAATTTAAAGAAAAACATCCAGATTGTGGAAAAAGTGATTCGCCTTTTTCAGACCAATATAATAAGCTTATTATAGAAGCGATGGGTGGCTCAGGTAACAACGATTTAGAAAAAGAAGATAAAATTATCAGGAAAATAGCAAAAGAGGTGACTATTGATAAAAGGATAGAATATTAAATATATTTTAACTATATTTTTTCCTTTTTCGTATTATTTTTTTTACGTCCTCTCATCGTTAACTTATTTTCATTACTGTTATTAGTAATGCCGGGGTCTTTATTAATTTTTTTGGTTACAGAATGAGGTGACTTTATTTTAGACACTGATAATGTAGAAGTCAAACTATCACTCAAACTCGTTACAGGTGTAAATTTATTAAACTCTTCATAATTTGCCAATACCTTCTTTTTTATCAAAAGTTGTGGGTCGCCCTTGTTTTCTTTAAGTTCTTTTTTAATATCTTTTAATTCGGCATTTAAATTGAAATCTTTATTAATAATCATTTGAGTTTCTAATTTTAATAACTCGATTATACATAAACGTATTTCAGTAAATTTTTCATAACTAGATTCGAATGTGTCATACATTTTATTAATTTTGTTTGTTGTAATTTTTTGTTTTAGTAATGCAGATAAATATTTATTTACTTTTTCTTCAATAAATATAGCATAACCGCGAATAACTTTTCTTAAATAGTTTTCTATATTTTCCTTATCCTTAAAGTATTTAAATGCGATCTCAAGTAGTTTACTACTTTCTACATTTGGATTAGATAGACATAACTCGGTGAAAAACATATTCCACGAAATACAGTAGCCTATATCTTCTATAGCATTCGTTTCTAAAGTGCTTATAGCTTCTAGAGACTGTAGACCATCTATAGATGGACATACTTCTTCAGAACGAATATATTTTATTTCACTTAATTCATTATTCTTCAATATAGCGTTCACTTTTTCTATGAAGGATTCTATTGGTTTTTTTATTTTTCTTGCGTCATTTTCATTACCCATATAATATGCACCGTGTGGTTCAAAATGTTCGAATTGGTGAAATTTTTTTCTGTAAATTAATAGATTTGCGTGGCTAACACCTCTATTATCAAAAATGGTTACAGGAATGATTAACGTTTTAAACCCTTTTTCTAAACAATTTACAAAAGTTTCAGCTATTATGTCTATGTGGTTGTCGAAAAGTTTTTTATTTGCCTTAGATATTCTAGTCATTACGTTAAAATTTAAGCCAAGTAGTCTAAACCCAGGATTAACACTATATAAAAAACAATCGCTCTTATATTTTTTAAACAAATATAAATAAAACATAGTTTCTATTTCAGGATATCCTAAAAAACTACTTAAAATTTTTTTTCCATTTTCATTCAATTCATCCATTTTTTTTATAATTTTCTCTCCGTGTTTGTATGGTTTAGGGAATGTTATAGTTAATTCGTTAGTAGACATTTATATAATAAATAAATATTTATTATGTAAAAATAGATTTACTAAACTGACAACAAAAAATAAAATACAAAAGATTATAATTTATTATAGCAAATATAATCTAATTTTTTTCTTAAAATTTTCTTCATTATTGAATAAAAATAATTTGAATTTTTGGCAATCAAAATTATTAAAATTCTCTCTCATTGTAATTCTTGAAGATAATTTTAGTTCAGGCAAAAATACAATAAACTGAAAAAGCCCATCATTTTTAACGATTTTATCAAAGAGGTAACCATCATATTCTTTTTCTAATATATCTGGATTATTATTACACAAATCTAGTAAAGAACAGTCGCACTGGACCTTTCGAATCGCACGCATTGTTGTATTAATATATTCAAGCTCGCCTAACCATTTATTATAAAATTTTTCTACGTTTTCAGAAAATGTAATCAAACCAGTTACCTCTTGGAATTTAGCAATATTTAACAAATCTACTAAACGCCTAATGGGACTGGTAATATGTATATATGCGTCCATATTAAGTAGTTCGTGTCTAGTATCACAAATATCGCTACCATTAATATATTGCCCCGAAGCACTATGCCATATTTTAATGAATTTTGCCACATCTTCTGGAATATGGTCTGGCACAGACACTTCTCTCTTCATAACTGTAGAACGAAATATACCAGTATTATGTTGTATTAATTCTTTCGCACAATAATAATTCATAATAATCATTAAGTAGCATACAATATCGTGACTATTTTTTATACTATTAATATATTTTATTTTTTTTGATAGCGTTTTACAAGTTTCAAACAACAACTTATATTTTTCATTCGATATCAGACACTGCTCTTCGTACCGATAATTTTTAAATACTTTAATAAAACAATTAGAATATCTAATATCTATTATATTATTATCTTTTATAAAGATATCGGTTACAAATGCGACTCTAGTAACATTTTCTTGTAAACTACATAGGCCATCAGATAATATAGTAGGTAACATAGGGCGCTTTTTATCTGGCAAATAAATTGTTGATATTCGCCTCGAAAAAGAATTCCACAGATTGAGTACCTCCATCCATATTGTAACATTGGATATGTATATACTTAATTGTTTTATGCCATCTTCTTTTTCTACTACGCTGAAACCATCATCAAAATCGATACTACCAATTGGGTCGATAGTTATTATATGCCAAAATTCTTGGTTAGTTCGGTCTTCAATATTAGGATATTTATTTTTAACGATATCGACTAATGTGTCAAGAGATTTGTTATTAAATGAATTAATAGCGTCCTTATTAAATTTTTGTATAGATGAATTTAAACTTTTACAATATAATTGATATTCATAAAAATTATCAAGTACATCAACCTCACCTATAACATTATTGAGTTTGCCGTGTGGATGTTTATCGGTCCATTCTCCAAATGTAAATGTGACATATAAATTATTAAATACTTTAGAAAAGCCAATATTCTTTATTTCGTAGGGAACCAAAAAAGGCGGAAGACGTATATCATCAGGAACACACTTATATAAGAGTTTATCATTTTTACTATTTTTCTGTCTTCCATATGTCTTATTACCAGATAAAATTAATACACCTGGTATAGGAGGTCCACACCTAACTGTAGAGTGTATTAAACGTACATTATTATCTTCATCTAGAGAAAAAACATCATTCGAAAATAATTTATTGCTTAATGGACTGATATCTATAAAAACTTTATTAAAACTATTCATATCAACAGTTTCCCAAGATTCGTAGTTTCTATCATTTACACATAATTTAATTTGTTTTAGCATTTAGAATCAATATATTTAACTATTTTTATATCCTTATATTCTTATATTCTTAATAGTAATAAAGACTTTATTATATTTGTCTTTTTATCTTTAACTATATTTTGTAAAATAGTATATTAAATAAATATTTATCAATAAAAATGAAATAAAAGAATAAATATAATTATCATTTAAAGAATAGAAAATTAAATTTAAAATGAATTTTGAAAGAAGAGATAATAATTTAATAAATCAACCATTTCCTTTCAATAGGATAACAAGAGATTATAGAACAGATAGACTAAATAGAAATGAAGAACAAGAAGTATGTGAGTTTTGTCAAAGTTTAGGACATAATATAATAGGATGCGATGATGATAGGTTAATAGACTTTGAGCTTGTTTGTCGTCGTAAAAAAAGCGAATTTAACCGTCTTTCATTTATTAGTAATAATAGTAGGACATATTCACAATGTTATTTTAGATATTGGTTATCTGAAGAATATATGAGAAATAGAAATTTAATAAAAGCTTATGCGAAAAAAAGAACATCTGGTTTTACGCAATTAACAAACATGCTTAGTATAGTAAATAGCATAATAGGTTATATTTATATGGACCAAAATTTTTTGAGACCTCGTAATCTAGTTGAACGTAATATTCGTTATATGAATAATAATAATACTATAAATAATTTAATTGATTTTTCTGGTATTGGTATTACAAGCATTACACATAGTGGTAACGATGTTATAAATATTTCGGCAGCATTTAATATACCTGAAGATGTATACGTTAATATTGATTTAAACCAAGAACAATATGATTATAAATTAGAAATACTATTGGAACCATTAAAACAACTTGAAAAAGAAGAAGAATGCTCTATATGTTATGAAAAGCAAGAAAAAAAACAATTTGTTAAACTAGAATGTTTACACGAGTTTTGTGATGGTTGTTTACTTAAAATTGTAAAAACACAAACGCCTCTATCTTGTGCCCTATGTAGAAAAAAAACAAACCAACTAATTTGTTATGCGGAAGAGGTAAAAAATAAATTTTTACAATGAAATTTAAAAATAAAAAAAAATTATTATATCATAAAAAAATATAAAATATAAAAAATATACCTATAAAAATGATTAACAAAAACATAGACATATTTTCGATACATATAACACCTTGAGGGCACTTTTTCATATTATATAAATATAAATATAATAAAACATAAAAAATATAAATTTTGCTAGAAAATATTAAATAAATATTTTTATATTTCAAAAATATACCTACTACATAAATATGGTAAATATATTTTGTCATTCAAAAAAATACTGTTACAATTTTATAGTATATTGTTTATACATATTTTTTACACTAAGTTAAAGAAGGCATAGGTCCGCCTCATCCGCCTCTCATATAATGTTTTCTTTTTGTAAACGTCTTACCACAAGCCTTACAAAAAGTTCTATTTTTTCCTGTTCTACCCCTTCTTTTAGAAAATCGCTTATTTCGTGCTCGTCTACTCTTCATATATATATAGAATATAAAAAATAATTTAAAGAACTTTAGATGATGATTCGACATCATTATCTTTGCTTTCAGGCACATTTTTCTCTCTACTTTCAACAACAACAGGTAACAAGGATTCATTATCCTTATTCAACTCTTCTATATTTATTTTTTTTGCTACATTTCTTTTAACATTTTGTATTTGTAATGCGTGTAATGCAATATACTGTATAATAGCAAAATTATTCATATAAGTTCTATAATGAAAGCAAGAGATGCTCGTATTACTATCATTAAATTTAATACTATACCACCAATAGGCAGGTATAAATAGTGTCTTTCCTGGAACAAGCGTAAATTCAAGACATTTTATTTTATCAAAATCCGCCGAATATTTTGTTTGCGGCGTCCAAGGATTAACAGGAGACCTAAACTCAAAATTCTCATAATCATAAATAGGTGACAAATATTTAGTGCTATGAGGCGGTGCCATTTTTAGCTGTGCGCTTCCCTGAGTCAAAAGAAAATAATTCCTATAATTAATCTCATATCGAAATGGTGTATGTGTTAATTTACTAGCCATTAAAATATCGTAATTACAATTAGAAACCATATATGGTCGCAAATATTCGTCATTATATTTAAAACTCTTTATGACACCAGATTCTTCTAAAAAGTCCGTATTATTTTCAGAGAAATAACTACTCGTTTTATCCTCATCAAAAAGTTTAACAGCCGAATGTAATGGTAACGGTATAAAAAGTTCGTCATTTACACTATTTTCACTGGCATTTCTAATCTTGATTTCAAATGCGTTATAATTATTCATAATATACGTCTTATTAGATGTTTCAGCAATTTTTTGCGATTCAAAATCGAATAATACTGGTTGCCTTAAATCGCAAATCTCCTCTAACCTTTCTTTAGATGGCTGGTCGACTTCATACATTTCAAGGTCCGGACTTGTTTTAAGATGAAAATTTATGTGTAAATAAATGAATAATACTAAACAAAATATAAAAAATCCCATTATAATTTTTATCATAATCTTAAATAAAAATAATAATAATTTTTGTAAACTATAACGAAGAGAAAAAATAAATAAAAAATCCTATTATACAACTTTCGGTGCAATAAAAAAGACCACACTACTTTCATCCCCTAAATCATAACTGATTCTCATAGGTTTATCAGGACTTATAGAAAATTGAATTTCATTAGAAAGCTTATTGGTTAAACACATTTTATTGATATATGTCAAACTATAATTCAGGTCAACTTCTTCGCCCTCTAAAATAGCAAATTCCGATAAATCGTCGATAGGAATATCTACAAGCATTTCTCCAGTTACACCATTTGTAATTAAATCAATCTTGGTCTCATTACATTTAATATTAATATCATTGCCAAATAAAATCATTTGACAAAATATATCACATATTTTTTTAGAAGATATAGTAAATTCAGCATTATATTCAACATCAGGAACACCTAATTCTTCATAATCAAAATCGGCTAAAGGTATTTTAAAATATTTATTAAATTCATTTTTTGTATGTTCTAACTCCTGTGCCATTAAATCGATGTTTAAATAATCCTCTGTTTCAAAGCGAACTATTACATTTAGTCCTTCAGACTTATTACTTATAATAGAATGGAAAATACTCGCATCCACACAAATATTAATACTATCAGACACTTCATAAAGAGAAAACCATTTACTTTGAATATTGACATCAAAAAGGCATATATGGGACTTATCCATTCCCTGAATATGCATTTTATCCTTTTGAAAGTTGATATTTATCAACGAAGAGCAATTTTTTAAAACTTGAAATAAGGCAACAAATAAATCTTTTTTATGCTTATCACAAATAGAAACCTTCATATTTTTATTTATTATATGATACATCATTATCT